AAGGCAACTAGTGAACGCAGAGGTGGCTCACCTAGGGAACACAAAAGAAGAACGGAAAAAGCTAGAGTACAATCAAAAGTTAAAAAAGGAATTAAAGTCGTTAAGAAAGAACTAGGAGTTACGGAAATGAAGCATGGTCCATTAAAGGAGCTTCAAACAAAAAAAGGAACAAAGGATGTCCGTGCATTAAAACTATCAGGAACAAAGGGTGGAACATCTATGTTTGGATCAGAAGTATCTCAAGAAACAAATAAATATTTAGTGTCTATTGGAGAAGCAACATTCAATTCTAAAACTGGTGGTTATGTTTTAACTTCCAAAGGAAGGGAAATGAAGTATGGCAAGTCACAAGGAGCTATGGGTTCAGGTGATCCGTCAGGCATGATGACAAGTATCCCTATTTCAGAATCCATGTTTGAACAACAAAAGAAAATACAAACACTAGCCTTGGCTGGACTATCATTAGCCGTTCCAGTTTTAGGTGGAACTATGATGAGAGCTGCTGCTGCCGATACTTTCCAAAGACCGTATTCGGACTATCTTTCTACATTTTATAAAGGACAGAGTGGAGAAAGAAGTTTTGCACAGTCAAAAGATTTTGCCAATAAACAAAAAGAAACAGCGAACTTAGCCATGGGAGATGTTTCTGTTTCTACTGGTGGAGAAAAGAAATCAACCAAGTTTACCAAGAAAACTACGAAATACTTTGCTGCATCCTATTCGGATCAGGCAAGGAAAAAACGTAGATTATTTGCAACAGTCTAATGCCCTATACTAATCCTGACATAAGCCCAACTGTAGCTGATAATGGCTTAGTTGAAACTATCCTAAAAAGATATAAGGAAGCACAATCCCTGAAGGATAACTGGAAAGATAAATTTGAGGAAGCATATGAATATTGTCTTCCACAAAGGGAATCCTTCTATGAAGAATCACCAGCTCAAAGGCGTACAGATAAAATATTTGATGAAACAGCAGTTGTAGGAATACAGGAATTTGCCAGTCGCTTACAATCAGGCATTGTTCCAACATTTGCAAGATGGGCTAACTTGGAAGCTGGTGTTGAAATACCAGAGGAGAATAAGGAAGCTGTTAATAAATCCTTGGATGAAATTACCCAGTTTGTTTTTGAAACAGTTGGCAATAGTAATTTTAATCAGGAGGTTCATGAATGTTTTATGGACTTGGCTATAGGCACAGGATGTCTATTGGTTGAAGACGGTGATGCAGTTAATCCTATTAAATTTTCTGCTATTCCTTTGCCACATTTAATTTTAGCAAACGGTCCTGACAATAGGATTGATACAGTTTTTAGAAGACGATACTGCAAACTAAAGGAAGTTGAGATCATGTATCCTCAAGCAAAAGTTCCTGAAGACATAATGCAATCCATGGGTCCTGATAAGAAATGTACTTTATTGGACGGTGTCTATCGAATCTATGATGAACCTAATGTAGAAAAATATAAGCATTGTGTTATTCTATTAGAAAAAAAAGTAATCGTATTTGAAGAATATTTTGAAGGCGTAGGATCAAATCCTTATATTGTCTTCAGGTGGAACAAGGCATCAGGCGAGGTGTATGGTCGAGGACCAGTATTCAACGCCATGGCTGCAATCAAGACTTGTAACCTGACAATTCAGTTAATTTTAGAAAATGCTCAAATGTCCATATCAGGAATATATCAGATAGAGGATGATGGAATAGTTAATCCTGACAACATTCAGCTAGTTCCAGGTTCTTTAATTCCAATAGCTCCAAACTCAAAAGGTTTACAGCCAATTAATTCGGCTGGGCGATTTGATGTAGCTCAGTTGATACTAGAGGATATGCGTAATAATATTAAGAAGGCATTATATATGGAAACTTTGGGAAGACCTGAAGGTACTCCCATGACTGCAACTGAAGTAGCTGAACGAATGGCAGATTTATCAAGACAGATTGGATCATCTTTTGGAAGGTTACAATCCGAATTTGTAGTTCCAGTATTAAGGAGAGTTATTCGTATTTTAAAAGAACAAGGAAGAATAGAATTACCAGTAGTCAATGGACGAGAAGTCAAAGTACAGGCAATCAGTCCGTTGGCAAGAGCGCAGTATCAACAAGATATTAGCGACATCAACAGATTTCATGAGATTATCGCTACGACATTTGGTCCACAAGTCCTCAACTTAATAGTTAAACAGGACGAAGTGGCGAAACATATCGGTAAGCTGATGAATATTCCTGAGAAACTACTAAGAGATTCAACGGAACAGCAAGAACTAGCCCAACAACTGCAATCAATGGCACAGGAAGGACAACTAGGAGAATCAAATGGCATGGGAAAAACACAAATCACCTAAGAAGCCACTTACTATATCAATGGACGGATATACAAGAACGCCTGAAGTTGAAAAAGAATTAAATCAAATTGTAGCTACTGTTTTTAAAGGAACTGATGGACAGCGTGTATTGGCGTACATGAAATCCATTACTACGGAAGCTGTAGCTGGACCAAATATTTCTCGAAATGAGTTATTTCATTTGGAAGGCAAAAGACATCTTGTTGCAATAATACAACAAAGGATTAACCGACATAATAATGAGGAGAAAAAATGAGTGAAGAACAAGCAGAGCAAACACAGGAAGACACAGGAAAACCTGAACACATTCCTGAAAAGTTTTGGGATGTTGACAATAAGTCTGTCAATGTAGAGGCATTATCAACAAGTTATAATTCCTTGGAAAAGAAACTTGGAAAGCGAACAGATGACCTATCGCAACAAATTCGTCAGGACATAGACAACCAAAAAATGAAGAATGTTCCAAAGGAATATGAGATCAAGTTACCTGAAGACTTGCCTGAAGATGTGCAGATAGACATTGATAAGGAACAGCCCTTAATGAAATGGTGGGCTGGAAAAGCAAAAGAAATGGGCTTTTCACAGGACCAATTTAATGATGGAATAAGCCAATTCATTAATAATGAAATTGGTAGTCTTCCTGATGTTGAACAGGAAATGCTTGATTTGGGGGATAATGCAAAGGAAAGGGTGGAATCGGCTGACTTATGGGCTAAAAAGCATTTAAGTGAAAATGCCTATAATACCATTTCCAATCTAGCATCCACATCCCAAGGAATAAAAACCTTGGAGGAAATTATGGCACTTAACAAGACAAGCGTTATGCCATCCACGCCAACAGCAATAGAAGGAAAACCAACATTGGATGATCTTCGTTCCATGATGAAGGACCCTCGCTATTGGAAAGATGGAGATAAAGACAATGCTTACATTCAAAGGGTAACAAAATTATTTGAACAAATCTAATGCGACTTGTTCTTGTACAATGGAGAGATACAAGAGAAGTTGGAGATACCTGGCATGATATGGAAGAAGTATTAAAAACATCTTCTTCCATTATCCATAGTGTCGGATGGATTACGGAAGAAACAGATGTTGATCTTAAAATATCGGCTGACTATCCATTGGAGTTGGATGATAAAGATGTAGGACGCACTACTGTTATCCCTCATGGATGCGTTGAATCAATTAAGGACTTAGTCCTAAAAGAATAATGTGCGTTGCAAATATTGATTTCTTTGCTCATTAATCGCCTCAAGACCTTTAGAGTAAAGAAAAATGCCCTTTGGGAGAACATTGGACTAGCTTGAAAGACAATCGAAACCTTAACTAACGGAGAAATGAAATGGCTAGTACAATAACCAATGCCTTTATTACTCAGTTCGAATCAGAAGTTCACATGGCGTATCAACGCATGGGAGCTAAACTTAAAAATCTGATAAGAACTGTTAATGGAGTAAGTGGTTCTAGCGTAAAATTCCAAAAGGTTGCGAAGGGAACAGCGACAACTAAAGCTCGACATGCTGAAGTAGTTGCTATGAACCTTGCTCACTCTAATGTGTCTGCAACTTTAACGGATTATTATGCTGCCGACTACATTGACAAGTTAGATGAACTGAAGATCAACATTGACGAAAGGCAAGTTGTGGCACAAAATGCTGCATATGCCCTTGGTCGTAAAACAGACGCTATTCTTATAGCTGTGTTGGATGCTGCTACTTCAATCGCTGCAAATGTCAGTTCGTCTGCTACAAGCATGACATTAATTAAAGCTAAAAACATGCAATCAGTTTTTGCTACTAATGATGTGCCTGATGACGGACAACGCTACTTCGCTGTTGGTCCTACTCAATGGGGTGACCTAATGAGTGTGGATCAGTTCTCAAGAGCCGAATATGTCGGACCTGAAAATTTACCATTTACAAATGGTGAATCAACTGCAAAAAGATGGATGGGCTTCCTTTGGTTTGTTCATTCAGGATTAAGCACTTCAGGCTCAGACAGAAAATGTTTGGCATGGCATAAATCTTCTGTTGGTCTTGGCATAGGTCAAGATGTTAAAACAGAAGTTAACTATATACCTGAAAAAGTTTCTCATCTTATTACTTCTTCTCTCTCTATGGGAGCAGTTGCAATTGATGGTGATGCTGCTAGGGTACAACTTTGTACAGAATAGAAAGGAGATATTTATGGCTTATGCAACCACTAACCCAGTAAAAAAAATCTCTCAAATGGGAGATTCAAACTCCTTGTGGTACTATACTGATGGAGATGCCATTGGATCAATAGACGACGCTGATTATTTTTTAGCTGATTATGCTCTATTGACTGCTGGAGATATTATTTTTATTAATAGTGGTGGATCAAATGCTGTTTGCGATATTTTAATCGTAAATGCGTCTAGTTCATCTACTGTTACTACTATAATATTAGCGTAAATTATTATCTAGGGGGAGTAATTCCCCCTAGTTTAGAATGAT